TAGATATAAAATTATATATGAATATAATATTAGTATCTTTCATATGTTATATACTTCTATAATCTAATAAGGAAATTATTGTATTTAAATTATTTAGTTTTCTATCCTCGGTATCGTTCTCAAATACATAATCGTTATTTATTCCTATACCATTTTTATCTTGGAATTCTTTAATATTAGCGCAACAATTTAAATCCGTCGTGTCTTGACAATTATAACAATGCGGTCTATTATATTCTTCGTCATTATATTTAGTGAATCCTATCTTTTTTACACCTACTGGAAACTCGCAATTTCCGTTAATACAACCACCTCTGCTATTTTCATATCTTGTATTTTTCTTATAATAAGGACATTCTTCATTGGTCGCACATTTTTTATCCCAGATACTGTAATAATCTTTAGGATTTCCTTCTTTAGTATAATAGGAATCGCATTCAAACTTATTGACAATCTTGTTATTTCCATAGCATCCGTAGCTTCCGCTGCTACCGAACTCTGTATTGCCTCCGTAGGATTCGTCAATGACTTCCAAATAATCTTTTGGCATTTCCAATCTAGTTATGAAATTTTCTATGTTATTTACTATATCATAGTTCATAATAGGCAGGAGCATTTTATCTTTGCTTAAATATAAATCGTAAGTAGTATCTCGGGTATCTTCAGTATTATCGGTATTATCGGAATCTTTGTTAAAATAAAATCTAACGCTTTCGTAGTTCGCTTTAATTACTGGATAAAATGCTTTTATCCTAGATATATCCATATCCTTGAGACCGCTTATAAAATATTTGGAATATTTCAGTATTGCCATATATTCGCTACCAATAACAACATATGTTATTAAATAATCAAACTGTTTATCTGACCTTTTTAAATCTTCTAATTTAATTTTACGCAATCTTATGCTTTTTATATCTTGTCTATATGCTTTAATTAGCGCTTGAATAAATAGATAGTCGCTCATATAAACATATGCGACTACCTTATTTGCAAAGTCCCATATACATTGTTCTATACCAAACCTCGTAGGACTCAAGCATACAAATATGCCATCCTTAAATACCTCAGTATTACTTAATTTATTATTCAATATATATTTATTTATGTAGGGGTCTATTAGCAATTTATAATCATCCGTACTTACTCCCAATATATATCTTGAAATCTTGTTATTCCTTTTCATATAATCTATAGATTTTACCATAATATCACTAGATATAGCAAATGTCGCATTTTTTGCTGCGCTTGCTACACTTGAATTTGAAATTATATCGCGGTCGTTGAGATTATCTATGTTATCTGTAATATATACAGTTCTATATGATGTGAATTTTTCTTTGCAACTTTTAATATATGATATATATATTAAATAAATTGTTATTAGTGATAATAATATTAGAATAGTTATTAATATGTATTTCATTTTTTTTCTTTCCTTATTAAAATAGTAGATAAAGAATGTTTTCTAGAAAAATAATAACGCTCTCCGTATATTTGCTAATTGTAATATTAATATTTACTACACAACCGAGCTTAATGTTTAATTCTAACGGAGAAATGAAATCTTTCGGTTATTACAATAATGATAAAACTACTATAATGCCGCTAATTTTATTCTTGCCAATTTTAGCTTTAATATTATTTATTGCTGTATTAATAATTGAATGTATTTATACATAATACATAATACTTAAAATATATAATAGTTATATGAATAATGCGAAGAATATTAAGAATAATAATAAGATTATGAAGAAAGATGATAATAATACCAAGAGTAATCTTATAGTTCAGGAGGTTCAGGAAGTAAATTATGAAATACCCAGAGAGGAAAAGGTAATTAACCTGAACAGAGAAGAGGACATTATGAAGGGATTGTGTGGTAATAAAGAGATATATAGTAACATAATATCGTGGCTGCGCAATTTCAATTATAAAAAGAAGATTTCTACGGACAGCTGTATTATAGTTACGGGTAAAACTTGTGTAGGTAAAACATATTCTATAAATAAAATATGCAATTATTTAAATTACGAGATTATAAATATTAACAATAATAACTGTTTTAATTCGGTGCAATTGAATGATGTCATTTTTAAAAGTACGACATCATCGCTATTACAGGTATTAACGGGGAACATAAGAAACAAGGTAATTATAATTGATAATTTTGATTGTATCTATATATCGGATAAAACTATTAATACGACGCTTCTAAAAATATTAACCGATGGTAAAATTAAAAATATTCCTATAATATGTATATCAAACAACGAGATTATTAAAAAGATAGGAGATATTAAGAAAAACTGCAAGATATACGAGATTATCGTTCCAACAAAAGAAGATGTAATAGATATGATACAAAATGACGCTCATACTGATTGGCATTCTAAAAAAGAATTAGGTCATTTATACGACCTTTCAAATGGGAATATGGAGAAGATATTCTGTGATGTTAAAAGAGATAGAAGTGATATATTATATGAAGAGCACATAGATAATGATTGTGATATTAATATATTATACTTGAATGTATTTGATAGAAATCAGGTTATCCGCATAATTAATAAGGACCCGTGGATGATACCCCTCAAATTTCACGAAAATATTATAATAGAATTGGAAAATCGCAAAATATCGCTAAAAAATAAAATAGAGTATTACAATAACTTTATAGAGATTATGTGTCTATACGATTATTATATGTTTAAAAACAATAACGAGGCCTGTATTACAATATTTGCATCAAACGTTTATTACTTATCATTATTCAAATACAAAAAAGGTGCTGTATCAAACATAGGCAAATTTACAAAAATGCTAAGTTATTTATCTTTACAAAAGAAGAATATTAAGCAAACTTATAAATGCAATAATTTTCCTTTATATCAAGTTTCAAATTATCATATTAATTTATGCAGTAGAAAATTTATTTCCTTTAAATAGATAATCAAATAAATATGGGCGAGGTAGTTACTGAAGCTAACAAAGGGGTTCTTGATAATGTCAAAGATAGTTTATCTGATTTTGTAAGCAGTTCTAAGGAAAGTATAATGAATAATGGAGTTGTGAATAAAGGTTCGGAGGCTATATCTGCTAGTACTCAAATAGTATCAAAGGCCGTGAGTAATATATCAGTAGAAAACACGAAAGATGCCATAATGAACGCTATGTCCGACAGCTCAAGTTCATTATATTTTATAGTAGTCTTGCTAGTTATCGCAGCATTTGTATGCTATATCTTGTATTATATTATAACCGATACAGTTATAAATCAGCAAAAAATATTAATACCGGGAACCGAAATGCCAATAATATGTACTGAACACAGAACATTCCCATTCACGCAAAAATTAGAAAGCGGTAATGGGAATAAGAGAACATATTGTTTCTGGATATATATCTTTGATATCGGTGCTGCCGGTGGTCAACCCAGACATATCGCTCATATAGCTAAGAAAAATGCGGACGGTGATTATACTGTTAAGGATTCAACTATATATATTAGATTGGAAAATGATAGAAATAGAATACAAGTAAGATTTCCGAGGGATAAAGATGAGCCCGCGAATATTAAACACAACGCTTCGGCTGACCAATTTTTAGTTGATAGGGGTTTAGTAACTGGAATAGAGATTGAATATATACCTTTGCAAAGATGGGTACACGTAGGTATTGTAATAAATGATATCGGTGGCGGCACTTTTAATGTATTTATAGATGGCAACTATTTAAAAACTGAGAACAACCAAACCGTACAAGACTCGAGCAATAAGAATAGCAGTCGTAGCTATTATAAAGAGACTGATTATATAAATGTCAGCAGATTAAACTTAAATAATGAGGGCGAATTACATATTGGTGGCGATAAGGTAGGAAGCACTATGTATGGATTTTCGGGTTTAGTAAGCAAGTTCAGCATATTTAATTATGATATGAATAGAAACGACATATACAAAGAGTATAGCGCAGGACCTATGAAAGGCGTCTTAGCTTCTATGGGATTATCGGCTTACGGAATAAGAAACCCCATATATAAAATTAAAGGTTCCGACACTTTAGAACAATAAAGCCGATAAGCTGATAATCGGATAAATGCAATAAACCGATAAAATTATTATTTTTATTTCCATATTTTAAATAGATAGAGATAAACAAATTATGGAGTATAACCCTGTAACCCAAGTTATTATAGCATTAATAATATTATTGTTAATGGGATATGTCGCTTACAATATATACCTCATTGAATTACATCATATGTTTAAAGGAAACAATGATATTAGAAAGGAGACAGAGATTTTTAGCGGAATTATAGATTTTAAAGAAGTAAGAGAATTGAAATATAATACGAAGAACAGAGCGCACGAAAAATATAGAGATATATCACCTTCTATAAATCAGCAAGGCGGTGCCGAATATACTTATAACTTTTGGTTATATGTAGATCAGAGTAAAATACAATATTTGCAAAATGATAATAAAAAAGACATATTGTTATTTCTAAAAGGAGAAAAGAACATCTATTATAACAACGATTATAACTATAATTGTATGTATAAAAGCAGGGATAGTACTAGTGTAAAACACCCTGTTTTACTTACAAAAAATCCGCTCGTAAGATTAAGCTACGATGGTAAAAATTTGGCGGTGGATTACAACAATATATTATCGCCCGAATCATATCAAAATAATTCTAAATACAACCGATGTGATGCTGTAGACAACAATGGGAATTGGTGGGATAGAAATAAAAATATGATAGGCGTCTATGATATAGAGTTCAGTAACAAATGGTTTATGGTTACAATTGTAATGAAGGAAGTTGCGGACAATAATAACATTTTAACTAAAAATCGCGCTATATGCCGTATATATATTAACGGTCTGCTCGTATTTGAAAATAAATTAGAGACCATATATGGTAGCAAACAAGATATATATTCGGCGACATTTAAGAATAACAATTCGCCCCTTTATGTCAACCCAGTTTTTAATATGAAATATGGTGCAACTGGTCCTAATACAAAAGATGCTACGACCAGGAAAATAGAAGACAACTTGCCATATTTAGATATGAATTCTGTAACATTAAATGATACTAAATATAAAGGTATTGATAATCCTAATGATATTTCTGGAATTATTAAGATGGGCGACTTAAAATATTATAATTATGCCCTTGAAGCCGATGCAATCAATCAGCTATTTAGAACTGGTCTCAAGAATGTCAAATTGGATGTTAACAAAGAAACGAAATATACGAACCTCAATATGTTATCATCTTACGAATTAGAGAAGAATGAAATTAAGGAGTTATAAATATCTCGGCTAGGCTGTCGGCTAGGGCTGTCGGCTAGGCGGCCGGCGAATATACAAGATTATATAAAAAATATATATAAATATTAAACTAATGCCTCCTAAAATATCATTAGCGGAACTATATACTTTGAAGGACAAGAAGGAGCTTTCAAAATATGTTACTTTTGATAGTATAATTAATATATGTCATAAGAAGATTAAGAATACTGCGACTATTGGTGGAATGAATATATTTTATGAGATACCGTATTATATATACGGCAAACCGCTATATAAAATAGAAGACTGTGTAAAATACATAGTAGAATCTTTGAGAAATAATGGCTTCTTCGTCCAGATACTTCCCGAACCAAATGTTAATATGATATATGTTTCGTGGAATCCGGGCGAAATTAATAAGAAAAAGCTGTTAACTTAATATTTTTTATTATATAATATTAAATGAATATTGTATTATATTTGTCTATACTTATTCCCGTAATCTTATTGATGTCTATTAACTTTTATATGAAATACAATAATATCTTATTAGAAGACGGAGATTCTTCTGATATTCCTAGAGAGTCAAGAGAATATATAATATTAGGTATATGGGCGATATTGATAGGCTTCTTGGGATATTCTTATTATTTAATGCGGAATAATATATCTTCTGTGGCCATTATAATAATCATAATATATACCTTGACATATCCTTTCATAACTCTCGGAAAGAATCATAACCAAATTGAATCTCTAAATATAATTTACATTCTAATTGCCTATGTAATATTCTTACTTGTTCTCAGTGAAAACTCTAATGCTGCACTATATATATTACCATTATTGCTATGGATTATCTATATATTTATTGCTTCCAATATCTTAGAATAATTTGGTATATCTGAAGATTATTATTAATTAAATTAAAAGATTGGCGCAAATATACTTAAATTAATAATATTTGTATATATTATAGATTGATATATATAATACAAATGGATGATTCAGATTCAGATTCAGATTCAGATTCAAATTCGTCATCTTCCATACTTGAATCATCAAGTGATTCATATGATTCAAGTATGGAAGATGAGGACGAAGAAAGCACAGCCAATATACCTGCAGCCGCCCAACCTCCTCAGCCACAAGTCGAACTAGCACCTACAAATAATAGGTATGGAGAAGCAGGTTATAATCAATGTTTAAAACAGCCTCCTAATTTTTCTATAGTAAATTTTGCTATATGTTTTAGACATTTAGTAGATTCCTATACTGGATCCGATTGTACAATTGAAGATCGTAATTCTTTCTTATATTTTTTAAATAATATGTTTGGTGAATTTAGTAGAACAGATAATACCTTCTTAAAATTAATTAGTGATGTTTGGAATTACATAAAAGAAAAAACTATTAAAGAAATATTTAGTAATCAAGATGAACTTAATAACATCCGGGCTAATTACAGAACATTTTTAAGAAGTTTAGCTTTAACGTTTAAAGTAGATAGGGAACACGATTTAAATGGAAAACGCGGGACAGCACCTGGTATAGACCCACCTATGGATGTACGTCTATTAGTCAAGCAGCTCAATGACGCGTTTAATCTCAATCTCGCGTTTAATAGTGATAATAAAATTGATGCAAAATTTTTCGCTCGCGATACAACAACTGGTAAAATAAATAAAATACTTCGAGAAGCAAAATGTAATGAACAAGTAGTTTATATGTCAAATTTAACAGATACTGCTAAAACTAAACATTCACTAGAAGATCGCCATTATTTAATTGGATGTATTGATGATTGTAATAACGAAAATAATAAAAATATAGTAGAAAATTTCGTTTTAAATCTTTGTAATTTATTTTATCTAAGTTTCCAATGTGAATTAATATATACTGTCGCTAAAACTCAAACACGTTTTAAAGAAAGCGATACAAACCCCACTTTTAGTGGTGATTATACTGAACAGGCTAATAAACTGACACGTTGTATATATTATAAATATGTATTACAAAGCTCAAAATTTGATTATAGTGAATCTGGACGTATAACTATTAGAACTACCATTATACAAGATTATGCTGGTTCTATTCCTATAAAGGAGCATATTGGTGATTGTGATTTAGAAGGTACGAACCTTTTTAGTGTTAAATCAGTAATCGCGTTTGCAAAACATCGTGATAAGAAAGATTCATTTAAAACTTGCTTTAAAAAGATTTTAACGAAGATCAGTTATAGCGTTGACGATGCTAATAAAATTTTTTTACTATTTGCTGCAACACATAAAGGTTCAGGCGATTTTAATCAAGTTGGAGAAAATGTTATTTTTACTACTATTAATTATATAAAATTCGGACATGAAGATGATGAAAGAGTTTCTAACTTTATTAAAGTTAACGGTTGTATAACAGCAACAAGCGACACATATTTATATGTTATAGCATTATTAATTGAATGTGCTATTCTGCTTGCTACACCTTTAGAACATGCTATTTTTATGAGCGCGTGGAATAAATTTAAAGAAAGTAAATTGATAAGCGTTCATAAAGCGTTAGTTGATATTAGTATATATAATAAAATTGCAGATATACCACAGGTTGAAGACTGCAGTGTAGTAAGTTCAGATTCAAATGTTCCAAATTATTGTAATCCATCAACTCAAGATATTATGAGTCAACCTCTGTTGTTTTTTGCAACTTTAATTTTTAGCACTCTTCATAATATTGGAGTAAAAGGTATTTTTAATTTAGATGAAATATTAGATATAACAGCTCCAGCTCCAGCTCCAGCTTCAGCTCCAGCTGCAATGTCAAGACAACTGACAAAAGTTAGTCCCACAAAACAATTTGGTTATACATTTTCT